GCTTCTCTAAAGGTGCTAACATCTTTGGTGATGACGATACTGATAAAGAGTATGCGTATAGAAGTGAACCAGTACGTTTGATGGCTAAACCTTTACTGGCCTTGTATCAAGGTAATGATAAGGAAAGCTATGCTATCTATGGTCCATCAGTACCTATGGTGGATACAATAGTTAAGTTAGTAAACTTTGCTACGTTTGAAGAGAGTCCATTAGAGTCGGCCAACCCTCTCCTAAAAGTAATAGTACCCGGTACACAAGATACAATGAAACAGTTAGCAAGTAGAGGATATGTAGACCCAAGGTTGATCGCACGTTACGAAGCATTTGGTATGATACCTATGTTAGAAAAGTACTTAGGTGTTAAGCTTAATACGCGCGAAGCCAGAGCTGGTGAACCATACTACATCAACGATAAAGGTCTTCACTATACCTATACGCTTACTGACAACAATGGTGCTATCAATGAGAATGCTGTGAAGCAGTTGACAAGACTGCTTACAGCATCAAGTATGTTAGGTACATCTACGTTGTTGAATGACTACACACCTGCTGTTGTTGGTGTATCAAGTTGGTTGGGTGTATCAAACATAGAAGGTAAAGGTACTGAGCTAAACATATCAGGTCTTGAAATGGGTGGCTTTGTAACAGATGCAAGGTATACTTCACCTGTTGAACAACAAGCATTTAGAAGATCTCTTATAGATGCTGAAGAAAAGAAGGAACTCGACAGACACAACAAACTATATAAAACAGATAGGAAGTAAACATGGAACCACAGACCTTAGTAGCGGACCCTACATTCATAGAACAGATATCACAGATACCTAATACATCTGGTGCTGCTGGTGTGTTGTTCTTATTGTTATGTGCGTTGATGTGGTTCTTTCATTCTAAGATGTGGCCGTTTGCTATTGGACAGTTTGAACAACGCTCTAAGGATATTGAGAAACTATTAACGTCACATGATGAAGATAGAAAGGTATATCAAACAACTATCTCTAACATGTCTGATAGTTTAATAAAGGTAGACTATAGGTTGGGCGCGTTGGAAGAGACTACTGACAAACGCTTAGGTGCTATTGAAACTTCTATTACCAGTCTTCATAAACAAGTAGATATTAACAATAGACCTAAGTAGTTTATTATATATTTAGTTGACACATAATACATATAATAGTATATATTATGTATTGGTACATGCAGTACACAACTAAATACATTGAGGATAAACATGACAATGACACAGAATAAGACACACCTTGAGAACTTCAAAACAACCAACGCTAAGGCAACAGTTGCAGTTAAGCGTATAGTAGATACACTCGGTCCTCATAAGTGTGTTATCTTACCCGGTAAGAACAATGTTGGTTATGACATGCAGGTCAGAGCATTCGGTGATCTTTATTACAACGTAGAAGTAAAGTCTAACAAAGGCACATCTCCTGACGGTAAGAAGGTTTGGAGTACAATGTTCTTAGAGACATGGGCTGATCACAACAAGACCGTCAAGCCTGAGTGGAGAACATCTGCTGGTTTACACAAGATGTATGTTGTTAATGAATACGAAGGTAAGTGTTACGTCTACAATATTCTCAAGCTAAGAGCATTTGCTGATGGTAAAGAAGGTAAGCGTAGTACTCCTGGTGGTTTATCACATGCTAACGATGGACAGGCTGGGCAGACAAACCACGGTATTAGAGTACAATGGGAATGTAAGGAAGCAGGATGGGAATGTACCTTCCTCCTAAATGATAAGGAGTAACTGATGAGTAAACCACTGACAGCAGTAGAAGTATTTGTAGAGAGACAAGATACAGACAATGTGTTGTGGGCCACATTGTCTGTATTCGTACATGCATTAAAGACTACACCAGTAGATGATAAACTATATTTAGGATACCTAACAGGTATGGCTAAGCTCGCTGTGGATATTAAGAAGAGTAAAGCTACATCACTAACTGATAAAGAAGCATTGTTAAAAGAAGTAGCTGCTTACCTTACTAAAGGCACAAGCGTATGAACATAGAAGACATTCAAGAGCTATTAGGGAAAGTTAATAGTGATCCGCGCGCATTCATCTCAAGGCTACGTATAAAAGATAAGAAGGGTAAGCTCGTACCATTCATCCTTAACAAACAACAAGAACAGTTATTAGATGTATTGTGTACTGGCAAACCTGTAGTAGTTATTAAAGCAAGACAGTTAGGTATTACTACCTTAGTTGCAGCATACCTATTCTGGAAAGCATATACATCTAAAGAACCTATTGACGTACTAAGTATCTTACATAAACAAGATGCTGCTGATGAAGTGTTCTTAAAACATAAAGAGTTCTTACAGTCCATTCCTGAGTTGCTTCGAGGGCAACTCAGGAAGGAGACAGCTTCGTACTTAAGGTTCGATGATAACGGTGCATCTATACAAAGTACTACTGCTGGTGGACATGGTGGTACAAGAAGTAAGTCTTTACATTTGGCGCACCTTTCTGAGCTATGTTTCTACACAGAACCAGAAGAAGTTATCAGTAACGTGATAGCTTCTCTAAATGAAAACCAAGTTATCATTGAGTCTACATGTAAACAGTATGGTGACCCTATGCACAAACTGATACAGAGTATACGTAAGGATGAACGTGAAGGATGGGAGACTATCTTCTTCCCTTGGTATGAACATGAAGAGTACACATTAGACGTACCAGCAGACTTCGTCATAGAGCCCTCTGAGAGGGCTTATAAGGAACTCTACAAGCTCACTGATGGTCAGGTATACTGGAGACGTAAGAAGCTGTCTGAGATCGGCCTGGCCTCCTTTATGACCGAGTATCCAGCCAGTGAAGAAGATATCTTTGCACAGAAGGGTGATGCTTACTATACGGCAGATGACCTCAAAGACCTATACACATTCCAGATACCTAATACAGAAGAGAACATATTAGAAGAGCCGTTACCACGTATGACCTATGGTATAGGTGTAGACGTTGCTGCTGGTGTGGGTAAAGACCACTCTGTTATCTATGTACTTGATAAGAACATACCTGATAAGAAGTTCAGTAAACCAGTGTACATATACAGTTCTAATAGGCTAAGCTCTGATGGCTTAGCCTATAGAATACAACAGGTATCTGCGAAGTATAACAATGCATGGGTACTGGTAGAAGCAAACAACTATGGACATGCTGTGTTGAATGAACTAAGAAACCTTGGGTTCAATAAACTATGGACTAAAGATGGTAAACCTTGGGAGACTACTTCTAAAAGCAAACTACTTATGCACGAAGAACTAAAGACCAATATCAGAAAAGGTATTATCAATGTTATTGACTACCCTACTCTATGTGAACTTAAAGCATTGACCATGCCAAGTGTTAACAAAGCACCTGAGTCTATTCATGGTGAATATGGACATAGTGATAGAGTTATGGCATTAGGTCTTGCATGGCAGTGCCTAAAGAGTGTACCATCTCCTCAGAGCTTTATAGATAGTAGAAGAACATTTAAACCAGCAGAGAACCGTTTCAGAGCATTAGCTCGTTAAACAATACAGGAGTACCAGATGAGTACAGACTATGATGATCTTATTAAGAGAATATACTTAGAGCACAGAGAGCACTACGACAAACAGAAGAAGACCTTTAACCAGTACAAAGATATTTATTGTGTAGACTTCTACAATGGGTTAGGAGCCAGTGAAGATGACGTACAAGTACCTGATGCTTCTTCATGGATAGATAGCTTTGTTAACAGCTTGTTTAGTAAAGCACCTGCTGTATCTATTGGTGCTGATATCTATACACCTACTGCTAAACCTGCTGTTGCTGAGACACTGGTGAACGAGTTCTTTTTTAATAAGAACTCTGTGTTCACCGATGCTTGTAGACTATCCTTGATCTACACATGTTCATTCCTTAAGTTATCAAGTAAGGATGAGAAGATATCCTTACATGCTCTTAAACCTTGGGAAGTTATTGTAGATAGTAGTGCGCCTGACTGGTACAAACAAAGATGGACTGGTTGTATCAGTGAAGTACCTTTGGCTATTGCTAAGGAAATGTTTCCTGGTAAAAGATGGAATGGTCATTCTGATGGAGCCTTCCTCTCAGAAGATAATACGCAAGAGACAGTGTGTGTTGGAGACTCATTTGAGTTCGTAACCATTGTAGAGTTCTATGACCTTATAGAAGAGAAGGTGATAGTTTGGTCACCTTCTCTTGTGAAAGAGAACGGCGTACTTACTAAAGACGTACTGTACATTAGATACAATGGTATACCAACATCACCTATTGTACCTCTGTATATGTGGCATGAGCCGGGCGCACCTCTTAAAGGTATATCTTCATTACGTAAGATCTATGATCAGGTAAGAGAAAAGAACTTGATACGTACTCGTATGGCTGGGCAGGTAAGAAAAGATACGCGCCAGCTTCTTATTAAAAAAGGTGCGATAGATACTAAAGCTATTGAAGCTTTAGTAACTGGAGAGGATGGTGCTATTATCCAAGTAGACACAACAGACAGCTTACAAAGTGCATTTACAATAGTACCTACAATACCTGTTAGTGGTAACTATGCTGCGTACTTAGGTCTTATTGAACAGGATATTAATAAGTCATCTCCTACTGGTCCGTTCGTTAGAGGTGAAGCTACTAAGGCTACTGCTACTGAAGTTAATATTATGCAGGACTATACCAGTAATGATATAGGAAGAATGGCGCGCATTAGAGATGAAGCTATTGAACGCTGTGCATCTTACTATCTTTCTCTACATGCATTAAATATGATAGATACTACAGACGTTATATTAGTTGGTGGTAAGACAGAGACATATACATCTGAAGATATTGATGCTACATTCAAGATCAGTGCTATTGATCAGTTAGCTACACCAGCTTTGAAACAACAGAAGCGTAAAGAGTTTGAGGGCTTAATACCTCTACTCGCACAGTTAGGAATACCACAGTCATATATCTTAGAACAGATGGCCGATCTCTACGAAATGCCTAAGTTAAAAGAACTGGCTAAACAGCTTGAACAAGATAAGAAAGAACAACCACCTGCACCACCAGCAGGACCACCAGTACCAACGGAGTGATAGATGCCTTTATATGAAACATATTGTAAGACCTGTAATGTATATGACGAACAGTTGTTAGGTATAGGTGAACCTCCTGACTACTGCTCTTGTGGCAGTAGTCCGAGGATATTAGTATCCTTGTTCGCTAAGACACCTAACCGTTGGGGAGATACCAATGGTGGGTTCGATGTTGGCCTTGGTACATATGTAGAGAACAGTGTACATAGAGAACAGATAATGAAGCAGCGTGGGTTGGAGATAGTTGATGATGCTACCTTAGAGAGAGGCATTGCTGCTAAAGAGAAGAAGGATGAAAAAATAAAAACATATAACGATACATATAGAAAGTTAGTAGACGATGGTGCCGATGGTCTATATGCTATGGAACAAGCACAAACTATTAGTGAAGGAGTTTAATATGGATATGGAAGTACAAGATGCTATGATGAAAGATAAAGCAAGTAGAGATAAGCTTGCTTCTGCTGTTGCACCTAAAGGTAAGTTCGGTGTATCTGCTATGAACAAACTGGTTGCATCATTGAATATGATGTTGCCCCTATTACAGCTTCAGGGTAGTATGCCCGCGTTTGAAGCTACGGTTACTGAGTTCCCAGCAGGGTTAGTACAACTGTTGTCTGCTATCAGACAAGCTACTACTGACTTTGGTGAGGATGACTATATGTTTGATCTTGCATCTATTAAGAAAGATACAGACGTACTATTGTTAGCTGCACAGTTGGGTGAGTTAGCAAAGGATAGAGAGTTTGCAAGGTTCTTAGCTGAACCAATGCCAATGAATGAAGACATGCAGGGACAGCCTGCTATGGGACAGGCTGCTCCTGCTGGGCCTACCGAAGATGAACTAATGAAACTACTTATGGATAGAGGTGTATAATGGATGAAGATACAGAGTTTAATGTTGACGACTTTATGAGCACGGACTTTGGGGACCTACCTGAAACTGCTCGCAAGGATCTTGAAGGTGGTAAGGTAGGTTATTCCTATAAGGAAGTATTAGCCAAGCACACCACTGATGCTGGTAGAAAGCTTATAGGGAATATGCGTAGTGCTCTTACTAAGTCACAACAAGAAGCAGCAGAACTCCGCAAACTAAAAGCTGAGATGGAAGACCAGCTATTGACTGAACGTAAGAAGACACTCAGTAACTACGATAGAGTGAAGGCTATTGCTGATGAGAACATTGATGGGCTTGACCTATACGAAGATGGGAACCTTACTAAAGCCTTGGATGTTAAGGCTGCTCGTTTACAGAAGCTATCCTTGGATGAACGTAGAAAAGAGTTAGAGTTCCAAGAGGAACAGCTTAATGCTAAACGTTTCATTGAAAAGAACCCAGAGCTTAAAGACCCAGAGTTCAAGAACCTATACATAGAGATAGCTTACCAAAAGAAAGCTATGGGCCAAAAAATGGATGCAGAAGACCTACTCTTGCTTACTAAAGGTAAGCTTGTACAGAGTGCTGCTGCTCGTGAAGAAGCAGCACGTCTTGCTAAGCATGATCAAACAGTAGATAAGAAGAAGTCTTTAAACAGTACATCTATCAACAGTATGATCAATACAAATAAGCGTCCACCAAAGGGGCTCACTGGTGTTAAGGTGTTACAGTGGTACGAAGCCAACCCTGACGCTGTTAGATAATATGTGTTTCTTATACTCCTACTTTGCTGTACTGTGTGTATGTTCTATATACATATTGCGTAAGGTAGGAGTATTGTAATGGCTACAAGAGGTAAAGGTGCTCGTGTTAAGGGTGCTTCGTTTGAACGTGAGATAGCTAATAAACTATCTGTTAATACGGGTTATGTTTTTAAACGTGGTTTAGCACAGGCTCGTGGTGGTTGTGAACAGTCTGATGTTTATTGTGAGGATCTACCTGTACATTTTGAGCTTAAGAGACAGATAAGACCTAATATATCTGCTGCTTATAGACAGGCTGTTGAGGACTGTAAAGGTAATGTTAAGGTTGTTATTACTAAAGCTGATAGAGAACCTATATTAGTTACTATGAACTATGATGAATGGGTATGTATGTTTGATATATACTGTAATAGTTTTAAGCATT